TTCGTAGTCGTTGATCTGCTGCTGGCGTTTGGAGACGGCCCGCTGCTCCGGCGTGGCCGGCGCGGCGGCCTCGGCGGGTGCGGCGGGCGCGTCCGCCTTCGCGAAGGTGCCGGCAGGCGTCCGCGGTTGACTCGGCCGCGGTTCCCCCCGTTCGGTGCGGCGCGCCTCGCGATAGGCGGCGACATCGTTGGACGCGACCGCCTGATCCGCCGCCGTGGTGGCGGTCGGCTGGGCGGGCGCCGGTGGCGTCGTGCTCGGTGCGGGGGCCGGCGGCGCGGGTGCCGCGGGGGCCGTCTGCTCGGCGTCCATGTCAGATCCCCACGCGCGCCGTCCTCGCGCGGTCGTCCGGTTCCCTGAACCCAAACGACAAACGGCGTGTGACCCGCCCCGCGGTGGGGTGGACACACGCCGTCTGCGTGTGAGTCCTTTCAGAAGCTTCAGCCGTGGACGAGGTGGCGGTTCGCGCTGCAGGCGCTAGAAGGCTTCTTCAAGTCGAATTACGGTTACGGTGTCATCGTCCTCAGTTCGTGAGCGCCAGCAGCGGCGCCGCCGTCGTGTTCGTCGCATTGACGCGCCGGCCCCGCAGCGGCAGCGCGGCGCCCGCCCCGGCCGTGAACGTGACCACGGTGCCATCGATCGCGACCGCCGCGACCACCCCGGCCCCGCCGACCCAGAGCGCCGTAAAGGGTGCGTCCACGGTGTCGCTCGGCGTCAGCGGCGTCCAGCCGGCGATCCGGCCGGGCGGCACCACGGGGACGGACAGCGGCGTCGTCCCGAGCGTGTAATGCGTGGCGATTTGCGCCGGGGTCAGGACGACCGGGTAGATCGCGATGTCGTCGAGCGTGCCATTCAGAAAGCGGATCGCTGACGTCGAATACCGGCCGAAATGCAGGGCCGCCGCGTTCGTGACCGACCCGGTCGACTGCACCGCACTGGAGGCGCGGGACACGCCATCGACATACAGCGTGACCGTCGTCCCGGCCCGCGTCGCGACCAGATGATGCCAGGCGTTGTTCTGCACAGTCACGCCCGTCGCGGTCACCGAGCCAAACGTCGTGGCTCCCACAAAGACCTGCGGCTCTCCGGTGGACGTCGTGATCAGGAGTTCATAGCCCACATTCCCGGACCGCTTAGCGATCAGGCGCGCGTCCGTTTCCGCATTCGCGCTCGCCTTGACCCAGCACTCCAGACTAAAGGCGTCCGCAAACCCAAACGCCGCATTGTCCGCCACCGCAATGTCGCCCGTCGTGCCGTCGAACGTCATCGCCGCATCGCCCACGACGCCGCCCGGCTGATTCACCGTCACGCCGCCTGAGATCGTGCCGGGATAGCTGCCCACGAGACTATTCGCGGTCGTGCCGCTCGGCTCATCGAGCCGCCAGTAGGCGACGGCCCCGTCCGCGATCACCTGGTTGCTATACGCCGACATGCCGCCTCGCTACACTACGCGCCATGCCCACCGACGCCGACCTCGCCGCCCTGCGCGACAGCCTCGCCCGCCTCGAGGCCCGCGTCGCGACCCTCGAGCAGCAAGTGGTGCTGCTCACGGCCTTGACCCGCCCGGGCGACCCCGACCCCGACGACGACCCGGCCGCGTAGGCGCCCATCAGACCCGTAAACTCACGAGATTGGTCGCGGTCGTGTTCGTGGCGTTCACGCGCCGCGCCGTCAGCGGCAGGATCTGCCCGGCGAGTACCCCGGTAAACGTGCCCGCCGTGCCGTTCGCCATCACGGCCGCGAGCGTGCCGGCGCCGCCGACATAGATCGCCTGGGTCAGCGCCGGCAGGTCGGCCGTATCCGACGGCGTAATCGCGAGCCACGTCGTGTAACTGTCCGCCATGCCGCCTCTCCCTCCGGTCTCACGCCCCCGCGCCGTTGGACTCGTCGGCCGGCGTCGGCGCGAGCGCCGCCTGCTGCGCGCCCTGCGCGAGCGCCTGCTGGTGCGCCTGATCCTGTAACGCCGCCTGCGCCTGGTAGTCCTGCGCGCCCTGCTGTAGCGTCTGCGCGTGCGCGTCGGCCTGCAGCCGCCGGTCGTGCGCGGCGTCCCGGCCCTGCGCCGCCGCATCGGCCGCCTGCGTGCCGAGCCGCGCCCGTTCCTCGAGGAACAGTTGCAGCCGATCGACCTTGGCGCCGAGCTCGGCGACCGCGATCTTGGTCTCGGAGTCGCGCTGCATCTTTTCGCGCTGAAACTGCAGATCCAGCTGCTTGATCTGGATCTGGCCCTGCGTCTTGATCTGGTCGGTCTCGAGCTGCCGCTGCTGCTGCGCCGCGACCCCTTGCAGGTGCTGGAGTTGTTGCCCCATCTCCTGCAGTTGCTGCTGCTGCTGCCGCGGGTCGGCCTGCTGTTTGTTCTGCGGCGCAATCGTCTCGGCCATCTCGTCGCCGATCGGGCCCAGATTCTTGAGCCGGATCGAACTCGCAACCAGTTCTGCCATCTTCTGCGGCCCGATCACCTGCGCCAGTTGCGGATTCCCAATGATGCTATCGGCAAAGTCCGACGCCGCGTCCCGCTCGCTATCCTTTTTCGGCCCGACCGAAATCGTCACCTGATGCTCGCCCTGCTGCGTATCGAGCAGGCCCGGATAGCCCTCGGGATTCTGCGCCGCCGGATCGTTGATCCGCACGACCTGCGGCTGATCCTTCGCGTCGCGGAGGCTCGTTTCGCGGGCGGTATCGTAGTACTTCGGAATGCACTCGTTGAGAATCGCGCCGCACCGCATCACCGCTTCATCGTGATGATCGGTAAAGTGAAACGTGCCGCGCTGCGCGGTGTCTTCGATCTGCTTGAGCGCGACGCCGGATTTTTCGTTGTGCCGCTGCGCGGCGGTCGGCAAGGGGGAGGCGCCAATCGCCGCCTGAATCGCGCGCCGCGCGCCCTCGGCGCCCATCTCGAGCGCCTGAATCGGCGGCTCGAACGGCTGCCGCTGCGGCGGCCCGAGCCCGCCCTCGGGCTGCGCCATCGTCTTGGTTTTGAACTGCACCACCGCGACGGGGTGCGCCAGCGACTCCGCGAGCAACGTCAGATTCGCCGCATCGAGTTGCCCCTCGGCGACGAAGTAGGGAAACTTCGGTGTCATGCCGACGAGCTCGGCCTGACAGGTCCGGTAGTAGCAGTAGAGCATGTAGGGGTCGCGCGCGAGGCGAATCATGCTGAGGAGCTGCCGCGCCGCGCGGCCCGCGGCATCCTGTAGATAGATCACCTTGCCGTAGCAGCACACCCACGGGATCGACGGCCCGAGCCAGGTCGTCTCGGCGAGAATCTCGACGCCGTTGGTGAGGTATTGCTTGACCGTCGTCGGCGTCACGGTCCGCGTCTTCACGATCTGGTCGGCGGACGGCGCGACGCCGTTGATCTCGTCGGCGTACACCTCGAGCGGCTGCGGGGTCGGGTTCGACGGCGTCGGCGCCGCGGGCTTGAGCAGCAGCAGCGTCCGCTTCGCGCCCGGCTCCTTGACCCAGTACTCCGCAATCCGGATCTGGTCGCCCTGCACCCACCCGCGCGAGGCCCGCATCGTGTCGAGGCTGAAGCTCTTGACCTGCGCGTCGGGAAAGTCGGCCGCGAACTGTTTCGCCGTCCGGCTTTCCTCGTAGAACAGGTACGACAGGTCCGAGCCGTCGGTGCGGACATGGTCGGGATCCGGCGTCACCAGATCCGGATTCGGCACCGGTTCGATGCAGAGATCCTGATCAAACCCCTTGTCGGGATAGCAGTACTGCGCCGTGATCCGCAGGAACCCGTAGCCGCGCTGGATGGCGTTTTCCGCCATCGTGGTGTAGGCCTGCGTCGCGTTCGACTGGTATTCGATGTCGCGGATCTTGCCCTGGCGGACTTTGGCCGTGAGGTCGTTGGCGCCGGCGCCGGTTGGCGTGACGACGATGCCGCGCTTGTTGCTGCGGAGATCGTTGATCACCTGGTTCGTGTACTGCCCGAGCTCGTCGAGCGCCAGACACGGCCGCCCGGCGTCCTTGCGGGCCTGGCGGTCCTTCGGATCCCAGGGGTCGCCCGCGACGGCGCACATGTCTTTGGCGCCTTCCTCGCGGATGGCGGCCCACTCGCGCGTCGCGTCGAGGTACCGGTCCTTGATCTCGTCGAGTCGGTCGTCGTCGTCCCGCGCCACGTCAGCGGCCCTTCTTGGCAGGCTTGCGGACGTGTTCGGGCTTGCCGTGCATCGAGCCGGACGCGAAGTCGTGCAGTTGGGCCTGCGTCAGGGCCTCGCGAATGGTGCGCGCCAGCGGAAAACGCGCGCCGTGCTCGGCGGCGGCCATGAGCCGTTGCTGCGCCTTCGAGACCGCAGGCATGGATGGGGTTCAGTGTATAGCACAGATGCTCCGGATCCGGAGGGTGTTTCCGCCCTAGCACAGAAACGGCCGCTGTCAAGTGGCTAAATAAGGGTTTCGCTCAGTTACCCCCACGGGCGGCGTGCCGCCGGCGGCCGCGGCGGCGCCGCCCGGACCGGCGCCACCGCCTGCGCGAACGTCAACATGAAGGCGTCGGCATCGTCCGGCGACACCTCGCCGCGCTTCTGGATGTCGGCCTTGCTTTCAATCACCAACTTGCCCGACGGGTTCAGGTGATAGCCCGCCAGGCACAACTGATCGCACAGCCGATCCTCGTCCGGCAGCGACCCGAGCAGCAGCCACTGCTTGGCGGCCGCGTGCATGAACGCGCGCATATTCAATTGATGCGCATCGGGCGAGGCGCCGCCGAAATTCACTTCATAGACGTGCGTGAACCCGAGCGCCTGCAGCCGCGCCACAATCGGCGCCCCGAACGCCGCATCGACAAAGAGCGCCGCCAGCTGGGACTCCGGCCGGCGATCGCTCAGGAGCTCGGCGCAGAGCGCGACCCGTGCCGACCGGTCCGGATCGGCCTCGCCCGGCAGCCGGATCGGCGCCCGCACCCGGCCATCCAGGCCGCGCCGGAACCGGATCACGTTCCACGCCTTGCCGCCGCCCGAGACGTCGAACCCGGCGACGAGCGGATCATCCGGCAGCGCTCGCTGCACGCGCTTCCGCGCCAGATCGACCCGGCCCTTGTCGATGTATTGCAGCTCGGACGCCGACGGCGGCAGCCCGAGTACCCGCACCTTGACGAAATCCGACTCCAGCCCGTAATCCGTGATCCACTGGTCGATCAGCGCCTTGTTCGTGAAGCGCGACGTCCGCGAATCGACCCGGCGATGGTTCCAGCGCGCCGACAGGTTCCCGAAACAGACTTTGTAGAACTCGCCGGTATTGCGGACCGGCTGCCCCCACGCGAACAGCATCGGCTCGCCGTCGGTCAGGCCGCCGTAGGCCGTCGACCAGATGGTGTCGTCGATCTCGCTCGCTTCGTCGAACAGGTACCACGACGTCGAGCCCTTCGCATGCTGGCCGGCGAAGGACTGCGCGGTCTGCGCCTTGCAGGTTTGCGCCACGACTTTCCACGTCGACGGGTAGTCCTTGCTGTAGATGCCGCGGGATTGAAACTCGAACCACGGCGCCGTGAGACAGAGCTGCGACCAGTAGAGAATCGCGGCCCAGGTGCGCTCTTCGAGCTGCGTCGCCGTGCCGGCCGTCACCGTGCCGATCGAATGCGGGCGCGTCGAGAGCAGGAAATTGGTGAGCCACGCCCCCATGCTGGATTTCCCGACCCCGTGGCCGCTCGTTTCAGCCATCAGGATCGGCATCACCGCATCGGTGCCGTTGAAGCCGCGCGCCGTGATCTCCGCGCCAAGCGCCGTCAGAAATTCGATCTGGTTGTCATCGGGGCCGGGCTCGGTCGCGAGCGGCGTGCCCGCTTCGCCCCAGGGGTAGGCGCCGCGGACAAACCGCAGCGGATCGGCGTAGCAGGAGGCGACCCACGCCTCAATCTCGGCTTCGACCGTCGTGGCCGGCGTCGCGGGCGCCACCCTGCGTCACTCGGCCGGCGGGATCCGGCGCGGCGCCGAGGCTTTCATGTCCGGCAACACCCACCGCGCTGATTCGGGCGTCACCGGCTCCGGCGCGATGATGGCGGCGATCGCCGCATAGACGGCCCGCACGGTTTCGGCGTCGACCGCATCCTCGGCGGCCTGCGACGCCGCCACGACCTGATCCACATCCGGCAAAATCATGCGTCCTCCTCGGCGCTTTGAACTACTTCCCGGAGCGCCTCAATTCGCTGCATGAAAGGATTCGCGTCCGCATTCGGCCATGTCTCGTCGATGACGGCCATGAGGTCGTCGCCCGGCCACGCCCCCTCGAGCGCACGGATCGCCTCCCAAAAGCACCATTGGTCGAACAAGGGCACGTTGCCCTGTCTCAGGCGTTCGGTCGCCCAGCGAAAACAATCACTGAGGAGGTTGTACACCGCCGCCAATTCCTGCTGCAATTCCGTCGGCGTCCTGGCGCGATACTCAGCACACAGCGCCGCGTGGCTCCTGTCGCCGACAGCGCCCGTCGCCCCGCCCTCCGACAGACTCATGCACGCCCCCTAGTCGACCACGTCCCCGACGCGCCGACGCGCCGCCTGCAGCCGCGCCACCCGCGCCTCGGCCGCCGTCTCCTTGAGCTCGATTTTCTCGACCAACAGGCCGAAATGCTTCGCCAAGACTTCCAGCGGCCGCACCTTGTCGGCCCACCGGATCTTGCACACCGTATCCTGCACCCCATCGCCGGCCGCCACATTCTTGAGGATGACCTCATGGCTGGCGAGGGCCGCCCGCACCTCGGGCGCCATCTCCGCGATCGGCCGCAGCGTGCCGTCGGGCCGCCAGAACCCGATCGGATCGAGGAACGCCACCCGCCGCAACTCCTCAAGCACCCGCGCGGCACTGAGATCGGCCGCCGCCAGCTGCTTCGCTTTGCCCGCCGCGACAGCTTGGGAAACCTTGGGATCGCGTAACAACGTCGAGGCGGTACTTTCCGCGTTCGACGGCGCGTAGCCGGCGCGGATCGCCGCCTGTTTCCCGTTCAGGTCAATCAGGTACTCGGCGACGAACCGCGCCTGTTTCGGTGTCAGGCCCGCCACTGGCCGCTTCGCCATCCCTCACCCCCTCAGCGCACCCTCGGCATTCATTTGTTACACAACGCACGGATGATGGCCGCCGTCACGATAGACGCAGCCACATAACTCAACCCTCGTTCAGTAGGGTCGTTCGATCCGATATTTCCAGTGGCTCCGGCACATCCGCTTGCAAGTAGCGCGATCATCAGGACACATAAACGCATCACCGTATCCTTGACAACGGCAACGCCACATCCCCGAAGAACAGCCGCACGAGCCACAGCACCACGACCAGCACCACCACGACGCGGATGATGACCTTGATCGACGGGTCGATCGGGAGCTGGCTTTCGACGAGCCAGAGCAGCAGCCCGACGATGATGAGCACGACGACGAGTTCAATCAGGCCCATGGGTTGCCTCCGGTCAGTACCGCTTTTTCTCGAGCGCCACCGCGATCCGCTCGAGCGCCGCGTGCATCGCTTCGGCCGCATGATAGATCTGCGCCAGGCGCACCACCGCCAGGAACGCCAGCGCCACCAGGCCGACCAGGCCGGCCTCGATCATCGACGATCTCCTGCGCGCGGCGCGTCACGACGGCGGGAATGGCCGGGCCGCCGGTGGGGCGCCAGCCATACCGCGCTGAAGCACCAATGCACTGATTTCAAATCCTGGGCGCGATCGAGAGCCTCGTCCAGCGACGCACACCCGAACAAGCACAAGGGTTGTCGGCATCCACTGGGCAACCACCACACACAGATCGGCGCCACCATCACCGCGCCTCCGCGAACTGTAACCCCCGCTGCGCCGTGCGCGCCTGCGCCAAGGGCTGATAGGTCAAATCGACGCCGACCCAGCGCCGCCCGAGCCGTTCCGCGACCGCGCCCACCGTGCCGCTGCCGACGAACGGATCGAGCACGAGCCCGCCGGGCGGGCACCCGGCGAGGATGCACGGCTGAATCAGGGCTTCCGGCATCGTCGCGAAATGCGCGCCGCTGTAGGGCTGTGTCTTGACCTGCCAGACCGTGCGCTTGTTACGCGTTAAGCCGAACTCTTGGCCGTAAAGTCCTAGCGCCCTTTTCTCATCGCGATGCTTACCCATCGGCTTCGCAGACACCTTCGCGTCAGCCATCCGCTGCTTCGCGCCTTCAAGAATCCGCGCCTTCACACCGGATGGATTCTGCACACCAGCCGCTGCGTAATCTTTCAGCCCGAGCCCGTCATATCCATGCTCCATCTGCGCCAGCATCGCTGCGCTCACCGGCTCCGCGATCGCCGCCGCATCGTAGTAATACCGCTCGCGCTTCGCCAGCAGGAAGAGATATTCATGCGCCTTCGTCGGCCGGTCGGTCACACTCTCCGGCATCGGGTTCGGCTTGTGCCAAATGATGTCAGCGCGGAGATACCAGCCATCGGCTTGCAGCGCGAACGCCACGCGCCACGGAATGCCCACGAGATCCTTTTGTTTCATTCCCGACCAGGAAATACCCGGACGGAACATCCGCGCCTCCCGGCGTCCGCGTTCTTTTCCCTTCGTGCCGCCCGTTTGTGCGCCTACCCCTGCATAGCTATCCCCGAGATTGAGCCAGACCGTGCCGTCGTCGTTCAGCACGCGCCGCACCTCGCGGAACACCGCGACGAGATGCGCGACATAGGCATCGGGCGAGGCTTCGAGTCCAATCTGATCCGCCACGCCGTAATCGCGGAGGCCCCAATACGGCGGCGACGTCACGACGCACGCCACGCAGCCGTCGCGCAGCGGGAGTCGTCGTGCGTCGCCGCGAATCAACATCATCGCGCCAGAATCCCCGCGGTCGGTTCGATGCACACCTCACTAAACAGCGGCAGCGGCGCCGCCGGCACACGGAGCGGCACGTCGCCCGCCGTCGGTTCGACGCGGATATGCACATGTGGAATCCCGCCCGGCGCGGCGTAGTGCTTCACGGCGACGAGCTCGCACACCTGGCTGTCGTCGCGAAAGACGATCGCGCTGAGTGAGTCGTTCACACTCCGCAACAATTTGTCGAGGTCCGGCTTTTTGACATGGGCCGACATTTTCTTGGGCAGACTCTTCGGTCGCGGCAGGTAGAACGCGACGGTGAGGCGCACGCCCTCGAGCAGGAGTGTCCGATCCGCCGCCGGCAGGGCGCCGAGCGCGTCGTGCGCCGCCTTGCTGACCAGATCGCGCCACTGCCGCAGCGACGGGTTATCGCTCGTGATGATCGGCCGGCCGCGCACCAGGAAGGCTTTCGCCGAGCCCTGGGGTTCCGCCGTGCCGAAGACGGTGAACGTGAGCGTCATCACGCCTGCTGCCCCAGCAGGTGCTCTTCATGAAAGGCATGGCACGCGCCGCAGTAGCGCTCCCGCACGTCCTTCGGGTGATACGAGATCCGCTGGCACGCATGACACCTGATCGCCAGCACGAGGCGCTTGCCGTCCTGCACGACGACGAGGTCGTAGCCAATGCCGTGTTTCAACACGGTGGGCGTCATACGCGCGGCGGCCAGTTCCACTGCGTGGGCCCATCGCCTTGCGTCAGTCCGTCGTCCATGTGCTGCCCCTTCGGGCCGAAGACGAATAACCGCACGGTGCCATCGGCCGCGACGTTCTGAATGATGGCGGGCGATTGCTGCGGCGGATATTTGCCATCCGCGCTGCCTGGGTGGTTATAGACAACGATTCGCCCGATACTCGGTTTCTGTTCAGTCATGCAATGGCCTCCTCGTGTGGGTTGTAGTCAACGGTTAATTCCGCGTGCCGGTCCGCATACCGCCAGATCGCGGCCTTGATCAGGAGCGGGACGACGAGGGTCGCGAGCCGGTCCGCGCGCCCAGCATAGGTCAGGTGATGCCGGCGCGGCGGCAGTTCGGGCGGGTCGGGTTGCCGCAGCAGCGCGGCGTAGGCGTCGAGGCGATCCGGCGTCAGCGCCATCGCGTTAGCCCTCCTCGCCGGGCTCGCGTGCCCCGGCCAGCCGCAGCGCCACGGTGAGCCACGTCCGACTCGGCGCGGCCCGCGTGAAGAACCGATCGCGCGCCGCGTAATACCGCGCTAATTCTGACCCGTGCGCCCAGTGCCCGGCGACCACCAGCTTGTGTTGCAGCGGACACCAGGCCGTGTCTTCGCGATCGTCGTCGGTGACGTCCGGCACATACCGCAGCGGCCGATCCGTGACGCCGGCCGCCTGGCAGTCGAGACAGCCGCAGGCCTCATCGCTGTAGCGCAGCCGTTCGGCCCGCACAAACTCGGCCGCTTCGTCGGCGCGCATCCACCGCGCGTCGGCGGGCTTCGTCGGGGT